AATACGAAAGGATGTTGCAATCCTTACCAGCCATACAACGTAAACAGTTGTTGGAAGGTAACTGGGATATCTCAGAAGGTGCAGCATTTGCAGAATTCGATACGTCAGTACATGTTATACCACCTTTTGACTTACCGTCATGGTGGGAAAGATTAAAAGGTATTGACTACGGATATGCTTCAGAAAGTTGTTGTCTCTGGGGTGCAATAGACCCCGAGGATAAGACCCTCATTATATATAGAGAATTATACAGAAAAGGTCTTACCGGTGAAGCACTAGGAGACACTTTGACTCAAATGGAAGAGTCAGAAATAAAATCCATAACTGGTGTGTTAGATACAGCAGCTTGGTCAAGGACTGGTTATACTGGTCCTACCATAGGTGAGTTATTGATTCGAAAGGGTCATAAACTTCGAAGAGCTGATAAGAATCGACATGCTGGTAAGGTACAGATACATGAGTATCTAAGACCTAGTAAAGATACAGGAAGACCAAAAGTTCAAATCTTTAATAGTTGTCCAAACTTAATTAAAGAGTTACAAGGAATTCCATTATCAAAGAGTAATCCGGAGGATGTGGATACTCATGCTGCTGATCACGCATACGATGCGTTAAGATACATGGTAATGAGTAGACCAAGAATGGACCACCCTCATCAACGAATGCTTAGAATTAAGTCGGATATGTATAGACCTACTGATTCGACATTTGGTTATTAGTAATATATGGAAAAAGAAAATACATTTTTAAACGCTGATAATCTTTATGAAGAAGTAGAAGGTGAAGCTGGTAAAGAACTTGCTCTTGAAATAGCACAAAAAACTAGTCTTATAGGAATTGTAAAGTCTCGGTTTAATATTGCAGAAGATGCAAGACGTTCAGATGAATCACGTTGGTTAAGAGCTTACGAAAACTACAGAGGACTTTACAACAAATCCATTAAGTTTAGAGACTCAGAAAAGTCTCGTATCTTTGTAAAAATTACTAAGACAAAAGTACTGGCTGCTTTTGGTCAACTTGTTGATGTAATCTTTGGTACAGGCAAGTTTCCAATTGGTATTGCTGAAACAAGTATACCTGAAGGTGAATTAGCAAGTGCTCATTTAGATACACAAACAGGTGCACCCGGATTAGAAAGTACTATGGGTGGTGGTGAACTACCTGATGATGCAGGTAATTTAATAGGTAATCCTTACAACGTTGGTTATGAAGGAGACGGTCAAACTTTAAAACCAGGAGCTACATTTCAAAAAGGAATGTTTGAAGAGTCTTTAGAAGACATGGTTAAAGACCAGTTGGTTGAAGGCTTTAGTCCTATACCTACAGCTTTAGAAATATCTCCAGCTCAGAAAGCTGCAAGAAGAATGGAAAAACTTATCCATGACCAGATAGATGAATCAAAGGGTTCATCAGAAATTAGAAATGCTCTTTTAGAATCTTCTCTGCTAGGCACAGGGATTGTAAAAGGACCATTTAACTTTAACAAGAAACTTCACAAATGGGAAACCAGTGAAGATGGTGAAAGAACTTATAACCCTTTAGAGGTTAGAGTTCCCCGTATAGAGTTTGTTAGCTGTTGGGATTTTTATCCTGACCCCGGTGCTACTAGCATTGAAGAGTGTGAGTATGTTATCCACAGACATAAGCTAAACAAATCTCAACTTAGACAGCTACGTAACATGCCTTACTTTGATGAGGATGCTATCCGTAATTGTTTACAGATGGGTGCTAACTACGAAGAGAAAAGTTTTGAGTCACATTTAAAAGATGATGCAAGAAGCGATGAAGACTATCAATCTAACTTTGAAGTTCTTGAGTACTGGGGAATCATGGATGCAGAGTATGCACGTGAAGTCGGTATAGAACTTTCAGATGATATTGATGATCTAGATGAAGTCCAAGTTAATGCTTGGGTATGTGGTGATAGTTTATTAAGAGCAGTGGTTAATCCATTTACTCCTTACAGATTACCATATCATGCTTTCCCATACGAAAGAAACCCTTATAACTTTTTTGGTATTGGTGTAGCAGAGAACATGGATGATTCTCAACAGATTATGAACGGTCATGCACGTATGGCTGTAGATAACCTAGCAATGGCTGGGTCTTTGGTGTTTGATGTAGATGAGTCTGCCCTAGTTGGTGGACAGTCTATGGAAATATATCCGGGTAAGATATTTAGAAGACAAGCTGGAATGCCCGGACAAGCTATACATGGTTTAAAGTTTCCTAACACAGCACCAGAAAACATGATGATGTTTGACAAGTTTAGACAATTAGCAGATGAGCAAACAGGAATACCTAGTTACTCACACGGACAAACAGGTGTACAAAGTATGACAAGGACTGCTTCAGGTATGTCAATGCTACTAGGTGCATCAAGTTTAAATATTAAAACAGTTGTTAAGAATCTTGATGACTTTTTATTAAGACCTCTAGGAGAAGCTTTCTTCCAATGGAACATGCAGTTCTTTGAAGGTGGGTTAGATGTCAATGGTGATTTAGAAGTTAAAGCTACTGGAACAAACAGCTTGATGCAAAAAGAAGTACGTAGTCAACGACTAACTACATTCTTACAAACTGCACAAAATCCTGCTATTGCTCCATTTGTTAAGATTTCTAAACTCGTTAGTGAACTAGCCTATAGCTTAGATTTAGACCCTGATGAAATACTCAACGACCCTGAAGAAGCAGCTATCATGGCACAAATAATAGGAATGCAAAATGCTGGACAAACAAATAGCCCTGAAGCTCAAAGCCCTNACGGGCAACCAAATGGTATGGGAAGCCTTGCAGGAACACCTGCACAACCTCAAGACCTTGGACCTACAGGCACTGGCGGTGGCAACATCGGAATCGGAAATGTTCCGGTTGCAGGGGAAGATCAATTCTCTGGTACGCTTAGAGCAGCTACCGGAGCAGGTTAAAGAAGCAGTGAGTAGAAAAGAAGACATATGAGTTTATTAGGTGCTGTAGTTCGAAGTATTGATCCAAAAACTGTTGTTAATTATTTTAGAAGAAGTTTAACAGGAAGCGGTCAGTTAGGTCGAAAAGAAATAAATAAAATTAAAGGTGACTTAAAAAATTTATCACAAGAAGATAGAGAAAGATTAAGAACAGCAGACTTAAAAGATTTAAAACCTGCAGAAGTTGATTTAGTTATGTTTGGTTTTGTAGGCTTTAAAGATTTTGGAATGCCAAATAAAACCATATCTCAAATGAAAGGCAATGAGTTTACTACATTTAAAAACAAACTTAATAAAATTGTAGATGATCAAATGGCTGGTAAAACAGAATCAGTTGAAGAGTTTACATTACAAGGTGGTAAAATTAAATCAGACATGGTAGATAAACCAAAAGGACTACCAAAGGGTGATCCAACTCAACTAACATTATTTAACAAAGGTGGAGGAGTCTCAATGTTAAAACCAGATTATATAGACATAGATGGTGACGGTAACAAAACTGAACCAATGAAAACAGCAGCCAAACAAAGAGATGGTATGGCTATAGGTGGTATATCTAAAACTCTTGGCTCTGCTGCTACAAAAGCAATTTCTAAACTAACAGGTAAAGGTTCTAAACCTAAAGTTAGTCAAACAGAATTAGAAGATCAATTACGTGAATTACAGTCTGAAATGGATAAACTAATGGACCAACGTATGGATTCTCCTGAAGGTTTAACTGGGTCAAAACTTGATTATGCTGAAGAAGTAGAATTTTTAAGTGATGCTGTAGAAAAAGAATTAAGAAAAAATTATCCTGAAAGTAAAATTTTAAAAGACATTGAACTTAAAAGAGAAATAGATCAAGAAAATTTTGCAATGGATGGACCTAAATTACCTTTTGCGAAAGGTGGTGATATAGACAATCAAATGTCTATGTTAATGCGAAAAGAACCTAAAGAGGACATGCTTCCAGACGATGAGATGGAAGATGAATACTTAGATTTTATTTTAGATGAAGCATTAGATAGCGAAGAAGAAGACTATCTAATGTCACAGTTACAAGACAACGAACAACTATCAATGATATTTGATAAAGTTATAGACGTTGCACAAGAATTTGCTGGGTCTGGTCCTGTTGAAGGTCCGGGTTCAGGAGTCTCTGACAGTATACCTGCAAGGTTATCTGATGGAGAATTTGTCTTTACTGCTAAAGCTGTAGACCAAATCGGAGCCGATAAACTAATGGCAATGATGAAGGATGCAGAAATGGAAGCAGATGATAGACAAGGTTTAGCTAATGGTGGTGAACCTGAAGAAGAAACTGTAGTCGTTAAAGGCGATGAACCTGTTAAACAGGAAATCAGAGTCATTAAAGACACGGTTGATTCTACTGGGAGAATGATAGCAGATGAAGATGAGATATCTAAAAATATTAAATCTAATATGATGCTTGACCCTAATCAGCAACACGTTAGAAGCTAAACAAACTTAACGGTAGGGCTACCTTATGTCATAAGCACCCTACTATTTTATAAACCGAAAGGCTACCTTTACATACAAGCCCTCTAGTCGACATAGAGCTACCTTGTGAACGAAGCCCCCGTAGGAGAAGAATATGACTACAGAAGTACAAGAGGAAAATGCCAATCCTTACAACATGAACAAATCATGGCATAAAGAAGACGAAATAGGTTTCCAAGATGCAAACGGAGTTTTTTTCGAAAAGCCCCAAGCAAGACAGGAAGCTGACATAGAAGAACCTGTAGAACAGGAAGCAACTAGGGATGAACCTTACAAGCGACCAGACTACAAGAAACGCTATGACGACTTGAAAAAGCATTATGACTCTAAGTTAAATGAATTTAAGTCTAGAGAACAAGAGTTACTAGAAGAAGCTGCTAATAGCAGACCAAGCTACGTTGCTCCTAAATCTCCAGAAGAACTTGAAAAGTTTAGAGAAGAGTATCCTGATGTCTACGAAGTTGTAGAAACTGTTTCTCATTTACAGTCCGAAGAGAAATCTAAAGACTTAAGAGAGAAACTAGAAAAACTACAAACTCGTGAGCAAGAACTACTTCGTAAAGATGCTGAAAAGCGATTGATGGATAAGCATCCTGATTTTGAAGATATTCGCAATAGTGATGATTTTCATGGTTGGGCTAAAGAGCAGCCTACGTCTATCCAAGATTGGGTATACAATAACGCTGACGATGCTGATCTAGCTTCAAGAGCTTTAGATTTGTTTAAGAAAGATATTGGTATGGATGTTGCACCGAAGAAGTCAAATTCTAAACAGTCCAAGAAATCTGCTGCTGATATGGTTTCCACTAAAACAACTAGTGTAGAACCAAAGCAAGAAAGAATTTGGACTGAAAGGGAAATTGCAAAAATGTCTATGGCTCAATTTGACAAGCATGAAGCTGAGATAAGTCAAGCCATGCAAGAAGGCAGGATTGCAAAATAATTAATTATTAACTAAAAACTTAGGAGAATATCAAATGGCTCAATATTTTGAACCCTCAACTGATACCAATGCTAACTTTGCAAACTCTGTAAGTGGACAAACTAATAGTTTCTTTTTACCTTCGGTTTACTCTAAAAAGGTTTTAAACTTTTTCAGAAAATCGTCTGTTATCGAAGCTATTACTAACACCGACTATGCCGGTGAGATCACTGCTTATGGAGACTCTGTAAAGATTATCAAAGAACCTGTTATCTCTGTGTCAGATTACACAAGAGGTAGCGATACTACTGCCACTAAACTAACAGACCAAGAAACATCTTTGGTTGTTGACAGTGCTAAAGCTTTTAAATTCATCGTAGATGATATTGAGAGCAAAATGTCACACGTCAACTTCAAAGAAGTAGCTTCAAGCTCTGCTGCATATGCATTGAAAGATTCATATGATGCTGCTATCTTAGCTGTTATGTTTGCTGGATTATCCGCTTCATCACCTAACCACGTTTTAGGTTCTGACAATGCTACTGATTTAGCTGCTGGAACTTTTGACGGTACAGGTAACCTAGACATCGGTTTTGATTCTAACGAACATGACCCTCTAGACCTTATGGGTAGAATGTCAAGACTACTAGACGAACAGAACGTACCTGAAGAAGGTCGTTGGTTTGTTGCAAGTCCTGATTT